AGTCCCTTTTCTTTTCAGCTTTGTGTGAATTACATTTCAGCTAATTTTTTGAAATAATCTTCATCTTCAGAATCTTCTTCCATTGCAGCTAATGGAGTTTTTTCTTTCTTAGGTTCGTTTTTGATTGCAGATTCTTCTTTTGTTACTTTTGAAGTTTCTTCAGCCGTTTCATTTTTTGAATTGACTGCTTGACCTTCAACATTTTTCTTTGGTGCTGCTGTACCAGTTGAAGCTTTATTGAATCTAGTTTTTAAATCTTCATAAGAATCAAATTTATCTGTAGCAACTTCAGCTATAACAGAATGTCTTGAATCCATCAAAGCATCAATATCCAAACCTTTAACTTTAGTTAAATTGGTTGCAGGAGAAAATGCAGATTGATCATATGATAATGATTCTTTATCTCCAAGTTTTACAATGGTTCCTTTGAGAATAAAGTTAGCACCTTCTTCCAAATCAAAAGGATTAATCTTTTCTTCAAAATCATACATTGGTTTAATTTTGGCTTTCAGTTTATCATAGATTTTTTGGCCAAATTTAAAGAGGAATACTTTTCCAGTATTTTCTGGATTGATAGGATCATTGATTACAAGGATATTAGCTATATAGCTAAGTTTACGTTTTCTTCCTTTGGCGATATCTTGTCCAACTTCACCAGTATCCCATAATTCGATATTGTGTTCGCACACAGGACATTGAAGATTTATTGTTGTTGGGCAATTGCCGATGAACCATTTCTTTGTGGTTTTGTCTTGATAATAATGATTGAACAATTTTACAACTGGAACTTCACCTGGTAATTCTGGAAGGAATCTAATTTCAGCAACTCCATTTCCGGTTTTATCTTTACCTAATTTCCAATATCGATCATCATTTTTTCTTTCTTGTTTTTGATCTAACGTTTCTACTTGATTTAATAACTTTGCAAAATCTGATTTATAATTAGTTTTCATGTCTTTTATCTTTTTAATTTATTTAATATCGTTTTAAAAGTACAACTGCATTATAAATTTTTAACTCATATACTATTTATGTGTGTTGTGAATTCCTTAGTTCTCCTGTAATTGTTTTATAATATTTTGAATCTTTTCTTGATCATGTTTAACAAATGGTATATATTTAATCAATCGAAATACTTTATCCTTAAATAAATTTATGGTATCTTTATTATTCCATTCTTCTAGAAATGGTAAATGATATTTGTCTATAAGAACTAAAGTCTCATGACAGATCTTTCCGGATAGATATGCTTTGAATAAATTTGAATCGTGTGGATATTTAGTGGAGAAATCTTTTAATGTAAAGTTTTCTTGTATAAATCTGAATTCATTTTGAAAGATATAACTTATAGATTCTCTTCTACCCCGCCAGGTTATGAAGATATCAAGATCATCCTTAGTTATTTCAAATGGAACAGAGAAATTTCCTTCTATATAATTTGCTATAAGAAAAAAACTTCCTTCTTGATCTTTATTAAAGACCTTATAAAATTTGACAAGTTGCTTAGATTTTAGTTCATATTCTTCTTTTGATATCTTAACTTTGGCATTATGTTTGAATACATTATAATTTGATGTGAAATGCAAATACAATGGTTTCCAAACTTCTACCGATCTTTCTGGATGCATTCAATTTCTTTTTAACTGAAACTTTCTAATGAGTGTACTTTCTTTAACTTACCACAAGCTTGTGCATCGAATTCTATTTTTTCTATTAGTGGTTTATTTAATAAAGGTTTGATATCTTCCAGATCCAATTCGAATCTTTCACAATATATTGAAAGTGCTTCTAGGTGAGTTATATCTAATTCCCAAACTATATCTTCTATTCTATCTGCAAATATAGCCGGAGTTAAAAAATAAGCTTCTTCACGATCATCCGGTTCTAATACTGTTTCTGATTCTATCATTTATTATTCTTATAATTATTTTGAATGTTTATTATACATCAGTATCATTCTTTTGTAAAGTCTCATTTTGAAAGTTCACAATTTTAGTAATGAAATCTGTCATTTCTTGTTCATTAAAGATGTAACAGCTTCCAGTATAATTTATTAAATCACTGACTTCATTATTGTTGTTAGTTTTTATAGAGTAATCCATTTTATTAGAAATATCTTGCGACATCTTGAAGGCAACTTCAGATTTGATATATTCATCAAGATCCGCATTTTCTTTCAATCTATTATAGAAAGCTTCATCGACAGATCTAACAACAAAATGTTTGTGTTTATATGCTTCTTTGAACATTTGAAAAGCAGTAACAAAATAATCTTTCATAACTTCCACATATACCAATATTTCATTTTATTGTATTCCTTTTTTATTACTTCCATTTTTTCTTTGTGATATTCAACAGCAGAATCAATAAATGATTTGGAATATATCTGACAATCTGAACCATACATCAATATATAAATCCTTTCAATCTGCTTATAATAATCTTTCTTTAGGTTTGATAGGTTGTTCGTTCTTTCTTTCAATTGATTACTAATCAATTCCAAAAATTTATTCCAATTCATCTACAGCCCGTTTTAGTTGTGGTTCGTGATTATAATCAAATTCACTGAATATTATTCCACGATTTGTTGGATCTTCAAGATACCATTTTTTACAGAAATTCAAACATTCCTTTGCAGTAGCGCCACGACCTACATAATTTTGGTTTCCAAAGTTATTTGTATTTCTAACATTGAATCCATAAATATTTGTATGGATTAGCAGAATTATTTTACCTTTTCGTTCATGTTGTATTTGAACACTTACAAGGTGATAATCTTTATCTGATTGATTGTGATCCCTAACACACATTTTATCAAGATCTTTTGCTTGATCTATTTCATCAAAGAATTTTTGATCTGGTAAAAATAATGCTAGATAATAATTATTAATTGGCCAAGGTTTTGTTTGCATGATAAATTCTCTAATTAATTTAATTACCCAGTAAAAGAATAATATCATGATTGGAGGATTTATGCAATCTTTATTTCAATAATTACTGAATAGTTGGATCACAATCTTTATGATGATTTAACTTTTCTTCCGGCATTGGATTATCTAGTATCCAACTCTGAATAGCATATTTGTATTTCTGTGCTCTCCAGGTTACTTCAGCTTCAGCTTGTTCAATTGCAATATTAGTATTTGAATAAACTCCAAGCACATAATTATGTGGGCAATCGACAGTAGAAATTCTAATCATTGTTACCACATAAACAATGTTAGGTTTTATTCCAAGATTTTCTTTAAATTGAAATACATTTTCTTTGTTCATCCTTCTGATTCCTCCCCACCGTTTAATAAAAATTCATTATTAACAACTTTGAAGGAAAAATCCCTTGTAGCAGATTTAAATACCAATCCTTCATTTGGCTTTCCATTTGGTAACTTATAGTTAGCCCATTCTAGTAATACTGATCGATCTGTTGAAGGTATTGGAAGAAAATAATTTGATATATCATTTCCTCTATTAACCATTTGTTCTGGTATGAAAAGATCTGCTATCGCTCCAATATATTTGGAATTCAAATTAGGTTGAAGCATTATCTGAATAATATTCCATCTTTCTACAGGTGAAAAGTATCTACGTTCAGTTATGTTGTAGATATCAAAGATGAATATATTGTATGATTCCAGTCCATGCCAATTTTGATTGATACCAGGACCACATATTTCACCTTGTATCGCCAAATCAATATTCAAATGATCTGATACAACTTCAATAACTTTATGTAGATTCAAATCGAACGTAGTTTTTACAAAATGATTATCAGGATTTTCCTCAATCTTTAGATATACATTTCTGGAACAAATTCCCAAACCAGAATGTTTTTCATCCTGATATTGACTTCCTTCTCGAATATAAAATATTGTAATAGAAGATCCATGATACTTTTGAGTCACTTCAAATAGTTCACCACTGTCAATGCATTCCTGCAAATGACTGGTATGAATATTCTGAATCCTTTCTTGATCTGTTTTAGGTATGAACCATGGAAAGTTTCCTTTAGGAATTCCACCAGGTAAACCTGCAGTTCTTTGAGGAGGATCATATTTAATCACTCCAAAATATTCAGAAAGATCTTCACCGATTTGTATCTCATGAAAAGTGATTTTTGTTGCTAAATCACTATCATTTAAAATCTTTGTTATCAATCCTTGAGAAAGAGTTTTCTTCAATTTAATTGAACGTAATCGAAACCCTTCTCCATTAGGAACAATACCTTCAAGCCAATTCTTTTGGACATATGAAGATTTCCGAAGAAATTCAAATTCTTCACGAATAGGTAATAGAGAATCAATCTCAAAGAATACTACAAGTTCACCTACTTCATATTTTCCAACCTGATCAACAACCTGCCATCCATCAAGAATGTATGCACAAATCCTATCAGCATCTGGTATAGGTTTAATTTCAGTAATAGTTCTGAGTGTTACTAATTTTCTTTCCATGTTAAATTTATTCTCCATTGTTAATTAACATTATTAATCTATTTAAACATCAGGATCTTTATAAGGATTATCTTGTTCTTCCATCCAACAAATAATATATCCTAGACAAAAACATAATCCAAATATTAATATATATCCAACTACTAGAAGGAAATCACTCATAATCATCAATCCTCTGAAGTTAAAAGTTCTTCTGTTAATTCTTCCCAAGTAAAATCAGAATCTGATTCAATCATCAAGAACCACTTTCCATCCTGAAATAAGTAATTGTAGTCTTCTTTAGAAAGTTCTTCATTAAACTGATAAATACTTGGAAATATTTTTGGTTCACAATCGGATTCGCCTCGATCCCTTCCATAGTAAACTGTAACATCTTTTGCTGGTTCTTCGAATGAATGTGTATCAATCCACATTCCTAATGAAGAAATCTCACCATACTTGATCAATTCTTCAACCCGTTCTAATGGACTGGAATAATGTTCCACAAGCATCCTTCCAACACCAGAAAGATATCCATCATAATTAATTCTTGTTTGACTAACTGTTCCATCATTATGGACTACTGCGATGCTGGCTGATGTTCCCATGATTTATTTCCTTATCGATTAATTTATGTGTGAAGTATAATATAGAATTTAATTACTGTCAACTAGATTTAATAAATGTAACAAATTTATAAATTGATAATCATCCGGATATTTGTGTATTAGATTTAAAGGAAGATTTATCCATACTCCAGACACCGAAGATCCTTTAACTTCAATTTCCATTCCATTATCAAATTTCTCTAGAACCTTTTTAAGTTCACCGATTGTAGAAATATTGCTTATTGTCATTTAATTCCTGTCAACTGATTTCTCAGCTACACCTTTATTGTATCCTTGATCATAACCATCCTTACAAGCTTTCTGTATCGATATCCACTCATCATGAATTTCTTCATATACTAATGCCCGCCATTATTTAAAATATAAATTATTGAAGTAATACCCATAGCTACCAGAAAACTTATGAACAAATGCTTAGGATTGAATGGAATGTCATTCCATTTCCCTTGACAAAGATATCGATAAATTTCTATGCATCCAGTTAATGCCAGTAAGAATATAACAAATTTAAACATAAATGTCAACTTCTAACTTTAAATTTCTTGATCCAGATATTAGCATAATGTTCAATATCCTTATCATCCATTTCAGTTTCTTCTTTGCAAAGCTTTTCGAAATATTCAAATGCTGAATCAGCATTATCAAAAACTTCTAATAAGCATTCAGGAGAATCTGAATTATCCATTACCACCCAAACAAACTCAGTCATGTTGGCCATCCACTCTTATTTTAATTTCAGTTAATTCCAAATAAAACTGATAATACTTCAGTGTTCTTTTCATATCCTTTGGAGTAATTCCTTTTAATCTTTCAATACTTGTATTATGCTTTAAATCCGCAAGCTTTACAAGTACAGAATCATAATTGGATTTAACTTTTTCTTTGTATTCTTCATAAGATTCACCAGGAACTTTAGTTAGACATTCTATTCCTCTGATGACTCTTTCTGACATTCCCATTGACCACAGGATTATTGGAGTTATATGAGTATCTTCTAATAGATCATGTCCAAGTGCAATACACATTAACTCAAAATCCTTTGTATTCAGATAATGCATTACTTTCAATGGATGTAGAATATAAGGCATTCCAGATTTATCATATTGACCCGAATGTGCATTGGTAGCTGTAATCAGCATGTCATGCAGCATTTCTTCTGGTGTCTTTGTGTTGTTATTGGTATCATATCCATGTTCAATGAACTTAGCTTTGATTTCTTCAGGAGTCATCAATTCCAATCTTTCTTTAGCTAATATCAATAATTCTTTAATATCTGTCATGATCTTTCTGTGAGTCTGTTACTCCCAATTTCAATCCATCCGGAATCATCTTCAAAATATTCAGCTAGATTGCAATCCGAAGAAACTGCATATCCTTCAAATTTAGTTTCTTCGGATTCCATTGGCAATGGCCAAACTAAACTGAAATCTTTTACATCCACTTGTTTATATTCGCAACGATGTGGATCTGCAACTTCATCTATTTTCCAGAACAATCCAGTTGGATTGCAATTATTAATTTTACCTGCAAATAACATTACAGGATCTTTATTTTCTATTAATCTCACAGCTATAAATTTCATAATATAATATTGCC